TGTGTCTGATCCTCGTTATAAGTTTTTGATAAGTCTTTTAACATTTTAATCCTTTTGTGTTATGCGATTGCGTAGAAGATATATGTTTCACCAGATTCATTTAAAACTACCCCTCCAGTTTGATTAATTGTAAAACCACTTTCAAGAGGATCTATAAAATCATATCCACCACCTTGAGCATTATTTACGTCAAGTCTTAAATAATTATCATTACCTGCAACAAGCCCACGAGTTGTATCAAAAATTACCCAACTACCTGTAGCATCTGCATTTTTGATTAAAACAAACCTAGCACCAGTGCCGCCACTAAAACCACAGTCTATGTTTTGACTAGAGCCGTTTCCAGTATAGCTTCCCACCTTAGATACACCTGCTGCGGTAGCAAAAAGATAGGAAATGAAGTTATATGAATTGGCAGCTATTGATCCTATTGTAAATTGAGAAGCAGTGGGAGTAGTATTGTTGAAGAAAATATTATTTGAACCTGTTGCTGCATCTGTAGTATTTAAAAGTAATCTTTTATCATTACCTAAATCTTTGTGATATACTGTCCAATTGTCTGTATCATTTCTTACTTTTATCCACATCATTTCTGGAACAGCGCCAAGATTATGAGATACATTTTGTGCACCACTTGTTGTTTTCGTAAAAGCAACCACATCAAAATACGAGGGCGCACGCTTCCAACCCCACAAGATATTATTATTAAGATTTGTATTCCAAACACCATCCATTCTATCATGTACGGCATTTGAATTAGCTGCTTCTGCTGAATTATTATCTGTTTTAAATCTATGAGGCCCTTGTAATCGTGATGTAGCAAGCCAATTGCCTGATCCTGAAACGGCTTTTAACAAACTAAAATCATTTACAATACCATTTGTTGGTCCATCTCCACTGCCATCTTCATATTTATCTATACCAAAAACCTTAGTTGCATCTTCTGGCACAGCTAGTGGGCCACGCCTAATTGCTATGTAGATTATAGTATCTCCATTTTTGTTTGTTTCATCTAATTGATCTGGACCAATTTTAAAACCAGTAGGAGTTATATCTATTATTCCAAATGTTGTTTCTTCTGCGTTAGAAGCGTTAGGTCTAAGCCTTGCATCTTGAACACCACCACTACCACTAACTCCTGTGCCATTATACCATCCACGCATAGTATCAACCATATGCCAGTCTTGATTAGCAGAAGAAACATTTTTTAACATCAACCATTGTGGCTCAAACCCAAGATTAATAGTAGGTTTAGTAGAAGTATTACCAGTATAACTTCCACACTTGATAACATCTTTGTCACCATCAGGACCAAACCCACCGTCACCATCGTTGTGTGCAAATAAATAAAAAATAAAACTTCCACCACTGTGATTTAGATTATTACCAACCGTAAATTGAGTGCTAGTAGGTTCAGTGTCATTCCAATAACTACTTTCATCCTGTCTAGCATTGCCTCGGTTTATTTGTACTGCGTAGTGTGATGGGTTAGTACTATCAATAGCCCTATGATAAACGTGCCAATGTTCAAAATTAGCATCATATCTGGTGCCAATAATCATTCCGGGCTTTTGCCCTAGATTATGGCTTATATTTCTGCCACTAGTTCCATCCCCTGTTATTTTTACAACATCAAAAAAACCTTTGGATTTACGAAAACTCCAAGCAACATAATCTTGAGTTGATTGATTTGCGCCATTATCTGTTCCAAGCGAAAAACCATTGCTGTTAAATGCACTAAGTAGTTGATTGTTTGTAGCTTCCTGATCTGTTTCGTGAGATATTAAATATTTGCCTGTGCCACGAATAGTATCAAACAAAAGATGAGTGTCAGATGTAGCTCTGCTCTTAATCCAAACCAAACCACCTTCATTAGAAAGGTCAATTCCGTTGTTAATGGCTTGTGAAGAACCAGTTCCGTTATACAAATGACAGGAAAAACACTCGTCTATATCAAGACCACCTCCTGCTGCTGCTGCACCAATGCCACCAAAACTTCTAGTTGAAGCTGCACCGAATGTTGAAAGTAAAGGCATGTATATTCCCTATGCGTACTGTGTAACTGATGCTAAAACTGTAAATGTAGCATCGGCTGTTTTAACTAATGTAAATGAATAAGCGTCTATTCCTGATGCGTTACCTGCTGATGGTGCAGAACCACCTTGCCATTTTGGTGTAACAGATGAGCTATCTACTTGATAAGCATTAAGATAATAAGCTGTGCTTCCTTGCGTAGCGAGAACAGCAAATGTCATGCTCTCACCTACAGCCATATTTGAATTTACGTTTGTAAAATTTATTGTTCTGTTTGCACCTTGATTTGCGCTAAGAAAAATAACAGCTTGTGTTTGTGTATCAAAAGAAAGTGTGCCTGTTGTTGTAGTATCTATAGTTACTTTTTCTTTTACTTCTTCTATAGCAAGAGGCCCATTAATATCTGCGCCAGTAGAAGTAATAGAACCAGTAAGGCTTGCACTTGCAGCATTTAATGCAGCACTTGAAGTAATTGCACCAGTAACATCTAATGGCTTGTTCATTGTCCATTTGTCACCCGATGATGCGTAGTTAAATGTAGCACTTGCTCCATCTACTGTAAGACCTGCGCCGTTTGCAGCCGCAGCATCAGCCGCACCAGAAGCAACAACAACATTCAAATCATCAACAGTAAGCGTAGTACTGTTAATCGTAGTTGTAGTTCCATCAACTTGTAAATTACCTGCTACAACTAAAGTACCAGTATTATCTCCATGTGTTGCAGGGTCTATTGTAAATGTAGATGGTCCACGTAAGTAGCCAGATAAGGTAGCATTTGTACCGCTTATATCACCAGTAAATGTTGCTCCTGATAACTGTGCATATCGAGCGTCTGAATTAGTTTTATTGTAATGATCTGCTAACTCAAATGTACCATACCCAACAATACCAACTGTATCACCATTTGTTGCTGCACTACCTAATGTAACCGATGTCCCATTTGTTGCAGTAAAATCAGCAGGATCAAGACGAACACCATTAAGATAAACATCTAAAAAACCTGCATCATAAGTTGCAGGAAAAACAGTAGTAGACCCATTATAAGAACCAGAGTTAGTTCCTACTACATAATTAACTCTATTCGTTGTGCCGTTTACTGAAGATCCAGCGTTTTGAAAGCTTGAACCATTATATACTTTCATGGTGTCTGAGGAAGTATCAAACCATAACAAACCCTCGTTAGGAGAACTAGGCGCACTACCACTAATTACATACTGATTACTAAATGAGTTTACAGAAGTAAGATTATTAGCAACAGTGTTAACATTAGATATTGAGCCGCCAACATTATTAACATTTGTAATTGCACCTGCAACTGCACCAATATTATTAGAGCCACTTATATCTGTTGCAACAGTAGTTACGTTACTTGCTACACCTGCAACGGTGCTTACATTAGAACTTATACCTGCTACTGTAGTTACATTAGATGCTATACCTGCAACCGTTGTAACATTAGCTGATATACCGCCAACAGCATTTACATTAGATATATTTGTTGCAACAGTACCTATATCTGTTGCGTCACCTGCTACTGCGGTAACATTACTTGCTATTCCTGCTACAGTACTAACATTACTGCTTATACCTGCAACAGTCGTAACATTAGCGTTAATACCTGCAACTGTATTTATGTTAGATATTCCAGAGGCAACTGTATTAACATTCGAAATGTCAGTACCAACTGCATTAACATTAGCTATATTTTGAGCAACAGTGTCAATTTCAGAAGTGGACTCATTAAGATCATTTGCTACCGTTTCTATTTCAGAAACAGTTTCGGCAAGATCATTAGCAACAGATACTACACTAGCAATGTTTGTAGCTACTGAATTAACACTAGATATATTACTTGCTACTGTATTTACATTTGAAATACTACCTGCAACTGTAGTTACGTTGCTAGCAACTCCTGCTACTGTTGTTACATTACCAGATATTCCTGCAACTGTAGAAATATTAGCATTATTACTTGCAGCAGTAGTAATGGCATTTGTTGCTGTAGTACCGTCTTGTATATCAGCAAGTAATGCTATGTCAGCAGACGCAGCAGAAACAGCTTGAGTGTCAGAAATACTTGGACCTGCTTCTACTGCGCCAGTTGATGCATTGAAAGCAAGCGTCTTTCCTTTACGAGTATCAACATCTGGGAGGACAAGTGATACCGCAGCATCAAAATCTGTAAGCTGCAATGCACGATTAGCTTGATCTTCTAAATCAGCAGCAATAGCAATCATTCTATCTAGTTCTGTGTTTAATGAAACAATATTAAATGCACCAGAAACAGGAAAGTCAGTAGTTCTTTCTAAGGCAATATCACGGGTAATAACAACAGTAGACCCACCAGTGATACCTGTGACAGACATAGAAACAGTACCAGTAGAACCATCGCCACCCGAAACAGTGTAATGAGTAGTAATTGTTTTGAGCGTGCCATCTACATATACATTCAAATCTGCATTATCAAAAAACTCAAATGGTACTGCAAAACTTGTTGTTGTTGCCCCTTGTGATACTGAATAAGAAATACGCGGTGAATTGTCTGCAATATTAATTGTCATAATAAATCCTCATTTGGTCACAAATTAGCTGTGTTTATATTTTCTATCAACGCACAAAAAAAGACGCACAAATTAGAAAGATCTAGACAAACCAAGAGTCATTGAATTCATGTCGCCTTTCCAAAGCCACACCCTCATAAACGGTAAACTTCTAGCAAATGTTTTCATACCTTCACCTGCATCACCATTTAAAAAATCTCTTAAGGGATTGATTGTAAGATCAGCTGCAATGCTTGGACCTGCACCCATAACACCAGTAAAAGCATCTATATAATCTTCATCTTGAGGGAACTTAGGCTCAAGAACACCCTCCATATAGTTACCTCTGCCAAGAGCCATACTTGTATTCATAGAAGTATACAAAAGATCTGAATAAAGAGCTAATAAACCACTTTGATCAAATGCTCTAGCAAATCTATCTGAGTATGCCATTTCATCCCACTGCCTAGCACCACCTGCACTTAAGTTACTTTTAATAGCAACAGCCATATAACCCAATCCCATAGCTGTTATAACTCCTGCCATTCTATTTTTAATCTGACCCTGAGAATAAGCACCAGTTACTTTATTCATTGCTGCTAGTGAATAACTAAAAAATTGAAATGGTAAACCAAGAATACCAGACTCTACTCTTGAGTATCCAGTAATAATATTATCTTCTTCATACCCAAATCTTTTTGCTATCCTATGCGGAATATACACAACACCATCTGTAAGTATTGGTTTATCAGCAGGAGTACCCATCATAACAGTATTTAGTATTCCGCTTTGAAGAGCAGTTCTAAATGTTTCAGTTGTGTCTGGTCTTACTCTAGGTTGAGATTGTATTTCTTTTATTGCCAAATCATTAATTGCATTTTCGTATGCTGCTTGATCGGTTACTTTTTGTTTAACCTTGCCTTTTATTTTTGTAGTTCTTGTTTTAGGCAAAGACTTAACAAATTTTTTATATTTTCTTTCAAACTTTTTTATTCTTGACTGCATGACAGCCTTAAAAGTATCGCTATCATCATCTTGAACATTATATATAGATTCATATTCTTCTTGTAATTTTTTTGCTTCTGCTTGTTTTGCTTTAGGCATACTTTCTATAATTGAATTATCTTCAAAACTTTTTTCTATATCAAACTTTTTGACTCTAATTCGTTTAGAAACAGTACCTTCAACCTCTACATCTTTTAGAGTACCTAATTTTTTGGCACTGTAGAGATTATGCATTATCTCATGCATCTTAACAAACTGAACTAAATCATCAGGCGTTCTAATTAAACCTTTAGGTAAAGCCTTTACACCTTCTATCTTTTTAGAATCCTGCGCCCATACTCTAGATTCAAAATACTCAGTACGAATATACTCTTCATCTATAAATATTTTTTTAGTTTTATTGTCATAGTAAGCAGGTACATAATCACCAGTTTTCTTGCTGTATAAACCTGTAGGACCAGTAACTATTTTTGCTGTATGATCTGGAAATCTAAGAGTACCATCCCACGCTGAAGTATTAGGAAGATACAAACCTCTAGCCGTTTGTTGTACTGGCGCTGATGCTATCTCTTCAGCTATTTCTTCAGTAATATTATATCTAGCTAAGTATTGTATATCTTGAGCACTAATAGGATCATTAGGATCTTTAGCTGCCCAACGCTTAGAAAGCTGAACTAATTTATGTCCTCGAATAATTCCATCTAATTCTTTTGCTACTTGAGTAACTGGACCTAAAAGATTAGCAACATTGTAAACACTTCGCATTGTATCCCAAGCTGAAGATTGCAAAGGATTGTTTGTCATGTTGTCTGTAAATCTTATATGAGCAGAACCTTGAATAATCTCAATAGCTTCTGCTATTGCATCTAATTCTTTTCTATTAAAGTTACGAACATTTTTATCAAAGACAGACAGAAGCCCTTTAAGAATATCACCAAACTCATGCTCCATAACAATACGAGAAAAATCAGGTATAGCAGAAAATCCTGCTGCACCCAGATAATTCATGTATGCTAAGTCTTTCATTATTTGGGCTGATTTAAAATCAAATCTGTCAAAGTTTCTAACAGGTGACCCAACAATTCTGTCATACATATGCTTAAAGTTTAGTTTAAATTTATCAATTTCTTTTTGACTATTACCCTTTAACAGCATTTGCTCTTCAATATCTTCAACAACTTCTTTAATATTTCTATTACCAAATGCTTTGTTAAATTGATAAACACCACCAGTTCTGTGACTGTATGATTTCATAATTGCTATTGGGTCTTGAACAATAAAATCAAAAACTAAACGATTAGGTATATCTAGTTGTCTGTGTCTAAGATGTTTAGACTTACCAAGTCCATAAGCTATTTGTTCTGGATCAACTATATCTTTAATGCCAAGTATATTATCAACAGTTTCTTTTGCTCTTTTGCCTAAAGCATCATCATCAGTTGGCATTTTTTTGGCAACAAACTTACCATTTTGTTTTACAAAAATAGTATTATTATCTCTATACCAATTAACTAATATCTTTTCTAAAGACCCTCTGTCTTTTTTAATTTTATTAATATCCCAATATCTAGGCATAAACACATCTTCATTGGCAGGAAGTTTTCCTTTGGGAATATTCTCAAGAGATAATCTATTTTCGTCTATAGCAGCAGTAAGTTCTGTAATTCTTCTTTCGTAAAGTCTTGTAACAACAGCAGGGCTTTTTTTATTTTTCTTTGCCCATCCAACTAATTTACCTGCTCGTTCTTTTTCTGTCCAAGAAGCTAATTTTTCTTGATACCTTTTTAATCTTATTTCTTGAACTCTAATTTTATTTGAAATGTTAAATGTATTTCCAAGTAAACCTATTTCTTCAAGCCTATCTTGCCACCTTTTGTAAAATACATTCATAGCATCAACAGCTAACTGTTCTTCTGGTGTAAGATCTTTGACACCATTAACTCTTTTACGATTAACCTCTGTTAGCCATTCTCTATAACTTCTACCGCTAGGTGGTTTCTTAAATATTTTGTTTTTAAAATTTGCACTTCTTTCAATAATATCATTTGTATTAATGCCAAGAGGTCTGCTAGGCTCTTTAATGCCCAAACTATTAGCCCAATGATTAATAAGATTATTATTTACTTGTACCCATTCTCCCTCCATAATCTTAGCTTTTTGATATATAGAAGGGCCAATAGATATACCCAGTTTATTCATATTAAGAAGTAAACCACTATCACCACCAAGCATAAGCATTGCTTTCTTAGCACTGTTATCCATTTTAGATTGCAATACAGTTTTTATTGGCGTTGGTACAAACTTAAAGAATGGGCTGTTAATAAATAAATTAGGTGCAATATCATAAGGATCTTTTACTCCTGCAATCTTAGCATCTTCTACACCTCTCAAAGCACGTTCACGATTAACAATATCAATAGAGTCTTGTGCTTCTGACTTAATTCTTAATAAAGCAGTTTGTTCTTTAATTAATTCTTCAACCTTTTCTGCAGAAAAAGAATCATCTTTAAAAGATTGATCTATCTCTTCTATTCTTTTATTTACACCAAAGATCGTACCTTCGTTTGCTTTTATTTCAGCCTCTAAGTCTTTTGCACTTTTACCTGCAAAGGCTCTTTCATCTCTTGCTCGAGCATTAATTAAATCTTCTGGTGTTAACTTACCAACCTGTTCAGAAACTCCTGCTGCTTCAAGAAACTCTTTATGAGTTTGTTCCATCTTTCTATAAGCTGCTGCTCTTCTAGTTAATGGAATACTAATTGCACTATTTAACAATGCACCGAATACAGTTGTTGCTCCAATGTTTAATGCTGCTTCTCCTGCTGTACCAGTAGGATCATAAGGAGCTCTTAATAACTCTAGCCCTGCTTGTGTTGTACCTGCTGCAACAGCACCTCTAACAGCTGATCTTCCAACTCCAATAGCAGGACCACCAAAAGGTAAGGCTACAAGATTAACAGGATCAATAAACCCTGCTCCCATGTTCATCCAGAACCCTGCTCTCCCCATAGTTTCCCTATTATCTTCAAGTTCAAATAATTGAGATTTAAGGACACTCATATGTTCTGCATTTTTAGCATGTACTAATGTATCAAAGTATTCTTCATAGCCTTCTATGTCTGGTCTAGGATCATAACTAAAATCCATTTCAACATCACCAAACCTTGCTTGGTTTCTAGCTTGGTTAATAATAGGTTGATATGTGTATCCTAACTGAGCACCAACAAGTTCAAAAAACTTAGGCTTTCTTTCTTCTGCTTTAAAATTATCTAAAGCACCTAATTGAGTTTCAGAAAATAAAACATTGATTGCCATTACTGACCTGCCCCAATAAGAGGATTAGTAACATCTTGGTACTCTTCTGGAACAACATAGCCTTCATCTACATCAGTAGATAATCCTTCTTGGATTTCATCACCTGCTATCTTGCTTTCTCTTATAGCATTGATTTCTTGCAGTGTGTAAGTGTTCATAAATTTTTCTCTATTGATACTTTTTGCATAATCTACAACATCACTTTCTCCTGTAGAAAATCCAACAGGATAACCTGCTTTACCAACAACAGGAATATAATTACCATTGTCATTCATAACGACCATAAACCTAACTCCACCACCCTGATCTACACCTATTGGCATAAGATAAGCTCTGTTAGATACTGGACTATCGTCAGTAGAAATCATTAATGATTGACCGTTAGGAAGAATATCCATTAACTCTTTATTTACTTTTTCAACAAAAAACTTTTTTACATCAGCATCTGTAAAAATATGATTAAAAGAATATCTAGACTTTTGACCGCTTTCAGAGGCTGCATCTATTACATAACCCTCTGTATTTGAAAACATTCTGTTATAATAAATCTCTAAATTTTCACCTATACTGTCAGCACTCATACCAAGAGAACCCATATACAAAGCATAAGAGCCTAGCATTTTTATTGCTTGAGAATTGTTCTTAGCATCAGGAACTTCTAAAGCTACAAAATCATTTACAGTTAACTCAGGCTTACTGTGCTTATCGCCAAACTTTCTTTTCATACTAAGTTTAACTTCTTCTAAATCTGTATCAGCTAATCTTTTTGCAATCTCATTAACTGATTCATTAGTCATTAATCTTGCAGTAATTATAGCTTCTAATTTTCCTGATGTTTCTTTTCCAAGTAAATGAGATATTATATTTACACTAGGTAAACCGCCTTTAGGCTGAGAAGAAAACTGTTTATATAATGTTATTAAGTTTAGTGCCTGATCTGGATTTTGTGTCGGCACTCCATCAGCAAGATTTTTAAGTAGAGTGTTTAAGGTTGTTGGAAGAACTCCTGCATGAATTGATTGCATAAGAGCAAGAGCAGCAGGGTTTTGAGGTGTACCATCTGGCCTAGTTGCAAATGTTTGGTCACTTAAAAAAAACTCTGTTGCATTCATACCACCAGAAAAACTAACAATAAGTTCTTCGGCAGCTTCTTTATTTGATGCAGTATTAGCTAATGTTTGACCACTAAGTATTGCGTTTTGCGCCTCTCTTTTTGCAGAGCCAACATTAGCTGCAGATTCACTTGAGTTTAGTCTAGTAGCTTTTGTAGAAAGCAATGATGAAATCTGACCTTCATTTAAATATTCCTTAGATTCATCAACAGCAGCTTTAAGTTCTGGTGTAAGAGATTCTTTTTCTATTCCCATACTTGCATATGTTGCTGCATCAACAATTTTATCTGAAGTAATACTTGAGTCTCTTTGTATTGCATTATTTAAAATAACATTAGCTCTAGCTACATTTAACTCTGTTGTTCTTGCATTCTTTTGAGGTTGGCTTAAAGATGATGCATTTATATATTTTATAGCTTCATCATAGTTAGCTACTGGATTTAGAATAAAATTCTCAATAGTTTCATTAACTTTAACTTCTTCTTGAATCTTAGCTTTTTCACTATTTCTTATATCAACTTGCCCTAAACCTGTAATAAACTCATCCATTTGAGGATCGTTAAGACCACCTGTTTGTGCTTTAAGATGTTTAATTACTTCCATAGCTACACGAGCATCGCCTTTTATAAAGCTTCCAAAGTTACGCCCTGTGTTACCTGTGTCATAGGATTCTTGTAATGCTTTTACTATATCTGGTGGTGATAAATCTGTATTGTCTTGTAGCCACTCATATGCAGGAATTAATAAACCAAAAGACATTCTCATTCTAACGTCTAGCTTTTCTTGATCTGTAGAAGGAATACCTTGACGTAGAACAGGGTCTTTTAATTCTCTATCATTTAATAAAGTTTCAGTTGCATCATACCTATTCTTAAGTTCATTAATCTTAGAATCTTCAGTAGGAAAATCAGAAGAGTCTAATACCTCTGGGCCAACACCTCTAGAATTATTTATAGCTGTGTCATATTTTGTTGTACCAAGAAGAGCCTCAGTTGCACGCCTATCTTCAGCAAGTTTTACAGATTGATACTGACCTTCAACAAAAGTTGATAATGATTTAATAGCATCATAATCTACAGTTGTTATAGTTTCGCCATTTACTTCAATGTCTTTTGTTAAGAACTCAACCGCACCTGATAAAACTTGTATTTCTGTATCATGAAGTTCTTCATTTAAACTGTCATAGTTTCCACTAACTAAAGAATTTAAAACATTAGAAATTTGATCTGAGTTTAAACCTACTAATTTATCACGTAGATAACCTCTTGCATAAGAAAGTGCAGCAGCTTTTTTGTAAGCCCTAGCCTCTTCTCTTGTAAAATGACTTGATGCAAAAGCATTTTCTGAAGTTGATATTATATCTTTTCTAATAATATCTGCTCTATCAAGATCTCCATTAGATACTAATGTTTCTAATGCATCTAACTGATCTTCAAGACCAGTAACAATTACAGAAGTTGTTTTTGTTCTTTCTCTTGCTGCCGCCTTGTCCATAAGGTTAAGGCTTGTTGTAGTTGTAAGAGCTACACCTGACTGCATAATATAATTACTATAGCCAGTAGCTTCAGAACCAGTTGCCATGCTATCAATATACTGGTGCATTTGATCTTTAAATAACTCTACGCCACCATCTTTATCTTGATATTTTATAGCAAGTTCTTTGGCTTTTATTTTTAACTGATTATCAATTTCAAATTGAAACCGTTTAGCTATTGTTTCTTGATATGCTTCTTTACCTACACGACCTAAGAAACTATTATCTTCTACCCAACTAAGTGCTTCTGGTTTATTTGTAATAGGATCAAGAGTTGTAATTTTTGATATGTTTTCTTCTTGAGCAAGTTGCTCACCACTAATAGCAGCTTGCCTACCCATTTCGCCAATAGCTAATTCTGTTAACTTATTTGTAGCAGCAGCTATTCTTTGGTATTGATTACTGCTTTGCTGTCGAATAACCCCAACAGGACCAATACTACCTACTTGTCTTTTTCCTGCAATAACACCCATTTAGCCAGTTCCTTTAAAAAACTTTGGATCTAGATTCTTAGCAATATCCATAATGCCTGTAATAAGATTTGCAGTTGCTTCTGCCTTTATACCTGCGGCTGCACCCTGCCCATACTTATAAGCAACAGAAGAAGCTGTAGCTAATTTTGCAGTTTGCAGTTCAGCACCTCTTTCTATTGTTTCTAAATCTTCAGATGCAATTCTTCTATTTTCTTTAAGAAACGCACCAACAGATCTATCTTCTCTACCTAACGCACTAAAAAAAGCAATGTTCTGAGATTCAGCAACCTGCATATCTCTAATACGTCTATTAGATTCATCTATTGCTTGAGCTTTAGTAAGAAACAAATCATTAACATATTGCCTTGCTTCAAACTTACCTATCTCGGCTCTACGTTTTGCCTCTGCTTTTTGGTAATCATATTGTTTCTTTGTGCCTAAAAGACTAAGACCAGTAGTAATAACAGTAAGAGGATTAATAGCCATTAGAAAGATACCTCTGCAACCAAACCATTAACTTGAATAAACATAGGTGCAGTTTGCGTTACTGTAACTTGTGGGTCTTTGTTGTACCCAAGCAAATAAAACTCTCGTTTACCTGTAACTGCTTCCCTTGCTTTACTAAAATCATTATTTACTTTTCTTATTATTAATTTTTTACTGTTTACAGAAACAGAAAGAGTCTCAGATAAATCAAGTATTACTCTAGACAAACTTCTAGGCTGTCCTGTTTCTGGACCGATAGCAGTATTAACATCTATGGGATTAGTCTTTAGCTCTACATCAAAACCAAAACCTACCTGACAACTTGTAAGAGAACTATCTACAGAAGAAACATCAACTTTGCCAGAAGCTACCGTAAATTCCCCTAAATAATCAGTAGAGCTTATTACATCAACTTTAGCACCATTTTCAAAAAAGTTTGATACAGTAAAAACACCTGCTGTACCTGTATAAGCATTTCCAAAATCTAAACTTACATTTTGATTTAGCTCAGTAAAGACAAAACTATTTGTACCTGATCCAAGATCGGTTTTAACAACAGCAAAAACCCTGTTATCAATAGCAGTAACAGAATGAAATGAACCGTCTGTTTCAAATCTTGTCCAACCTGCAACACCCTCAACTCTATTTAGATTATAAACAGCAATTTCTCCTGTGAAATTCTGAACAAAAACAAATGATTCTGCTGTGTTTACTGCGCCACTAACAACACACATTTGAACAGGGTCGCTTATTAAATGAGAAGAAAGCAATGAAATAGGATCAGCTTTATAGGCTTGTTCGCTGTCATCAAATACAAACTGACGTATCATCTTACCACCAATCTGACTAAAAATTGTAGCACCATAGAAAGGTTGCGGCCTTACAAACGTAGAGCCAAAAGATGTCTGTCTTTTTACTCTAGCATTTGTAGGTGTAATAGGTTGGTTTTCAAATGTAGGAATAAAAAACTCTGAACCTGCGGTAAAAATATGTATATCCCTGTTAGAAACAAAGTGACGTATAGTAGCTACTTCACCAATACTCATAACAAGTTCTAAAGAATCATCATCAGCAGCAGTACCAATATCAAAGTTATAATACAAACCAGATTTACTAGCCCAAACTGTATCAGGTTGAGCAAGTGTACCACCAAACCATAACCTATTTTCATGGAAACCAACAGCAGCAGGATAACCTCGCAATGAAGAATACGACTGCTCCATCCATTCTTTTGAAGGTGCATGAGTTACAATTTGTACATTACCGCCACCATCTTCCGTAGCATTTGCTGACCCACCTGCGGTAATTGTATATCTATTTTCATCAATTATTTTTTGAATAGACCTAGCACCATTTAGATTTGATGCAGATATATTTCCAACACCAGAAGCATTTCTTAAAGTAATCGAATCGCTTGCAGTCATACCATGATTTACATGAGTAATTTCTACTGTAGTAGATCCATCAATAGTTCTTAATGAATTAGGATCTAACTCAACAAATAACTCATCAACTACATTTCCTGTAGCTTGAGTAGTAGATTGAACAGAAGTAATTAATATCTCAGAATCATGGTATAATAAAGTAAGCCCAACGTGCTTAGAATCAGGATAGTTACCACCAGACTGACTGCCTGTTGTATCAAAGTATGCTGCGCTTGTTGTAACAGTAATCCCAGTTCCAGTAGAAGCAGAAGGATTTAAGGTAACTCCAGTAGCGTGAAAAGAATAATATGGCTGATAGGTTCTGGCATTTCCTGCTTGAAGCTGAAAATTAAACTGCTCTACTTGAAAACTATTTAAACCAGTTCTTACTAATTGCTGACACATAAAAGTATTATGACAAAGAAATAATACATCACCGCCTTGAGCATATGTTATTTCATGTAGGTATGCCTGATCCCATTGAAGTGTTGCGCCATCTATATCCTGAGTTAATGTAGTTGCTAAACTTAATGCCCCAGTAGTAGGGTTGATAAAAAATATTTCACATTTTTGATGTGATAAAGCTATTACATATTGCTCATCATCTGAAAATATAAAAGGTATTAACCTTACTTGCTGCCTTATATTTGTGTCTTCTGTTACACTAGTAAAGTCATGCAGTGCTTGAAACCCACCTCTTTTAGCCACACCGCCTTCTGTTCTTATAAAAAAATTTTTAACACTCTGAGCAGACGAGTTATAAATAGCAGAATCCGTCCTTGAAACCAAAGACGGACTAATTTCTCCATACTGAAAATTTGTAATCGGTATTCGTGCTTTTTGCATTAGCTGCGCCTATTTGTAATAAACCTCGATGTTGTAACTTTTCTAGTTGTTTGTTGTTGTGAGTCAGTTGATCTAGCTTTTGCTATAAGAAAATCATACTGAGTAGACATTAATGATGATAAAGATGTATCTCTTATTAAAGCTGTAGCAAATACAGTTGCCATTGCATATTCAACACAAAGAGAAAAATAAGAAGGCCAATCAACCTCATCAGCCCTATAAGTATAATCTAATATTAATTCATCATTAGCACTAGCATCACAAAAAACTTTATCCCCATATATATTATATTCTATTTGAAGATCTCTTACCGTTACAGCATGAACAAAAAGATAATCTGGTAATTGATATGCAGCATCAAATCTTCCAGTAGGAGCATCAGACAATCTATTTAATACAGCTTGGTTAGTCGAAAACCTCCATCTAGTAGATGTAAGATTAGTTCTTGCAATATCTTCATACATATTCCCTGCAATTAGGGCTTCTGTAGTATCATCATTAAAAGAAGTAATTGGTTCTGCGCCAACCAAAATAAGCGCACGACTACAAATATCAATTGCGCTATTAGCAGGTGTGCTTAATGCCATTATAAACCCCTATGAAAAGAGGGGGGCAAAAGCCCCCACTCTATTAGTCACCATCGGTTTCTGCGACAGCAGTACCATCGGATACATCCACAACTGTACCAGTGTTAGAAAGCACAGTACAAAAATTAGTTGTTGGAGTGTTTGTATCGCAAACAATAATCAGATCACGAACAGCAAGCATGTTAGCTGCACTGTTAAAATAACCTGCTGAGTTTATAGCAGCGATTGCGTCTGTAGTTGAATATCTCCACACGCTTCCATTTGAATCACCACCGATACGAGTAAGACCGCTTGCACTATAAGCCATTTTAGATCCTCCTCTTAGTTATTGTCTAGGACTTCGTAGATACCGTTATCATCGATAGCTACTGCGCCCATTGACATCATTGATGTTGCTAAGTGAGATACTTTCTCAGCAACATAGTTTACTTCAGTTTGAACATCAGAGTTCACACCAATACCTATCGCACTCGTATGGTAAGCAAAATTCTTACCACCTGCTACAGCAGACGTTGAAAAAATCTTGAAGCCCAAGAATTCTTTCATTGTCATACCACCTGCGAATGGTAGGTTTTGCGGACCAACAAAGTCTGACGAGGCAAACTCAGTGATTGAAAACAAATCAGCATAACCTGCAGGAGACATTGCAAGATAGCGTTGCCCATCTTCTGGAACATCTGCTGTACCCATTGTTTCAAACAATGATAGAAGATCTGCTTTAGCAAGAGCAGAACCAGTATCATGTATTTGAGTAGAGTTAGCACCTGCGTCCATAGCAGTAATGATAAGCTCATCTGTTTTTCTACCAAGAGCAGCAGCAGCAGATTGTGCCACAGCTTGTCGCTCGTTGATATTTGTTTTCAACTCATCAAGCTTGTCGATATACTCAGCAGCGTAAAAGTCGCTCATTGTTACTTCGACATTGGTATGCGCAAGATCCATTGGAGTTACATTACCATTGCGTGATTTAGTTGTTGCTGATCCAGTGCCTATTTTCTGGAATCGTGCAGTTGATCCTGACACATTTGTAGAGCGAATAGTATTCCGTAGCTTAGAACCCATACGCTGATACGCCATGTGAACTTCAGTTTCAAACTGCTTTATAAAGGCTTGGTCTATTGTATTAGCCATTTTTACAGTCCTAAATTAAGTTTCAGATTGCTACGAGTGTCCACTCTTACATATCAATTCGGGTATCCAATAAGGGCCGATCAACGCGATATGGGTCGTAATGACCCATTCAAACAATAATTTTATTTAAAATGCAACGCACAAATTAAATTTATTGATTATATAGCTTTTGAAAACCTTCATTAACCTGTTTAATAAAGTCTGCATTTCTACGCGCAGGATGCCAATATTTTTCATCAGCCATCATTTCTCTAAGACCTTCTTCGGTAATTCTATCTACTGGCGTACCATCAGAGCCAATTGCAGGAGATTGCAACTTGGCCATAATAAATTCTAAAGCCTGTACTCCTTCTGCCGTAGAGGCTAAGTCTTCTATAGACTCCATATATTCTTCTGGAAAAAACTGTCTAGCAAATAAATCAACAGCTTCTAATCTTACATTAGCATTATCACCAAGTTTTTTTATTTCTTCTTCTGGGTCTGGTAAATAAGCATCTTGTGCTTGCATTACTTTTTCTAATCCTTCAGCAAATTCTTCTTGGCTAAAACCATAAGTAAAAGCATGATCTGCCCACCATTTAAGAGTTTCATCATTTGTATCAATATTATCTACATCTATAAAATCAGGAAGTTGATAATCACCTACACTATCCGGTCTGTCCTTAAAACTTTCTGTTTCTATTTCTTTTAATAATTCAGCACGAATATCTTCGTCTTTAGTGCCTAGCTTAGATTCAAGTTCTTTATAAGCCTTTGCTAAATCCTCACCTGTTTTGTATTTTTCTGGCAACCACTCAGGGCGTTCCTCTGTCTTAGTTTCTAAATCTTCTGCAACCACAAAATCCCTTTCTTCTTGTGGCGGTAATTCTGTTGTTGCTTCTGTTTGTTGAACTTCTTCACTCATTGTTTTTTACCTTATGTGATCTTTGAATATGACGCTCTATTAGGCCAACAAGATACCGTTGACCTTCTAAATGACGCAGTTCATCAGTAGAAATGTTAGGACCACTTACCATTTCAATAGTTATACTACGCAAGTATTTAAGAATTTCTTGACCAGTAGGTTGAGAAAATAAAGAGCCAAAGTTAAGGCTTATCTTATCTTCTTGTGTTTTCTTTCTTGCTATTCCGTCTAAACCAATATGACTATTCTGCGGCAATAGGTGGCCCTGCTTGTTGTTGTTGTTGTTGCATTTGTTGCATTTGCTGCATCATTGCAACTATCTGTCTACGCTCTTCTGCGTCACGAATCAAGGTGTCAGGTACACCAAATTTTTTAGCAAGGTGAATAGCTGTTTCTTCTGAGTCAATTAATATGTTTGTAGTCTCGGGTCCAAAGTACGCATTAACTAATTCAAGAAATCTAGAAACAGAAGTTATATCTTGATTAGATTGAGCCTGTGCTAATGGAGAGGTAGATCTTATTTTAACTTCTCTACCGTTAACAGTAGGCACTTCAATACGCCCCTGTTTTTTAAGAATGTGTATAACTCTTTGCAATACAGGCTGCACTAACTCAGCTTGCAGTCTACCAAACGCTGACCCTATCCTGCGTGATAAATCTGCCATACGTTCAGCCACTTCTGTAGCAGATGCAGGAGTTTTATCTGGATTTCCTAACATATCATTGTATAATGCACGTTTTATATTCAAGCGCATATCACCTAAAACTATGTCAGCAACATCAAATCTTCCTGCTGATTGTATAGGCTGTAGTCCATTAGATTGGGGAGACTTAGGTATTATAGTTCCAGGGACTAGATTAATAGTATCAGGGTTTATTATACCATCATCGTCCATTTGATAGATACCAGAGATAGCCATCTGTGCATTTTCTAATATAAGTTGAATAGTAAGGTTTGTAGTTTTTATAGCTGATAAAGCATTTATTAATGGACCTCTACCGTATACTTCTCCTGCACACTTAGACCATCTAAAACATACATACGGATTAGAACCAACACCAGAAAACTTTCTTTCTACAATAGTTTCTTTTGTAGACATATCTATTACATAATAGAGATGAGCCTCTTCATTACGTTTTGTATAGTCTTTGCATATAATCTCAAGAGTTGTGCATTTGCCTTCTGGATCTCTATCAATCCTATTTTGTATCTTCATATCAAACTTTGCATCTTCATAAAGTATAGGAAGATCGGAGTTTCTAATATTTTTACGTTCTCGAAAAACATGATCAATCTTATCATCAGGCCCAGTATCAAGAACAACATGAGGCAATGGTATTGCAGAAAACATTATAGGGTTAACAGCATCACCTTCATCCACACATAATACACCAGTACCTACTGCTAAATCCATAAATGCTTCATGTACTTCCTGAGAAAAGTTAGAGTTTTGTAGTATCTCAAATACATACTCTGTTACTTCATCAAGATCATTTTCAATAAAATCTTTTTCAGAGTCTGGTACTTCTGACCCTGCTGTTAAATCAGCCCATCTTGCAAAGTTAGGAACTAAACCTGACTGTAATCTAGATGCAAACTCTTGAACACCAACTACTGCTGTTTCGTCAAAAATTTTATCATCCCTGCGTTGCCCTGCTGTTTCATAGTAAAAAGATTCACGTTGGGGTAACGCATATTCATAACATTCTTCAAAAAGATCAACAAAGTTTTGCCTGTGAGCTTTTGCTTTTTCATATCTTTCTAAATATTTTTTTGAATTTTGTATCATAAGAACCTACTATAGTATCCGATTCCACCAGTAGAACCAGTAATCAAAGATCTTCTACCTGTGCCACCTCTGCGACCAGTTCCTGCTTGTCTAGTTTGAACATTCAATTCTCTTTCAGTTCCAGATAAAACCCTACGTCCAGAACCTACTTCTCTATTTCTTTCTATTCTTTTTCTTAGTAAAGATTGTTTTGCTCTAGCTCTTTTTATTCTTTGCCGCCTTAATTCATCTTGTGCTAAAAGCTCTTGTGCCTCCATAGCATCATTTGGGTCTTGGGTATAAATACTTTCTGGAGTTACAGATGTATCGCCAATGCCCTCACCAATAATAGTAGTAGTAGTATTAGTATTAGTATTAGTAGTATCATCATTAGTTATAATATCATCATTAGTAACTCTACTTCTTCTTTTTTTTCTTCTCTCTCTAGCTCTTATAAATGCTTGACGAGCAGGGTTAGCATCAAATTTTTCTTTAGCGGTTCTTTTATCTGACTCTGGACCTGCTGAAGTTGTTAACTCTGGATAGTAACCAGAAGATTTAGCAGTAACAGAACCACTCTTTTTCTTTTTTACTGATACATTTTTGTTTTTCTTTTTAAAACAACTACCCATTTAAATCTCTCCTGTATTCAGAACCTACAGATTCATACCCAAGTCTTTCTATTAATTTATGCGTTCTTTCTAAAGATATACCTGACGAACTACCATTAACTAAGAACCTAGCGCCTTTTCCTATTGCCCACTTCTCAAAGTTTCTTAGCAATAGAACGCCTATTAAACCACCACGATACTCAGGTCTTACATACCATATGTCACTATTAGCAGCAAAAGTTTGAGAAAAGTAAAGCTGATATATGCTTCCAAATATAAATCCTACGTTTTCTCCACTTACTTCAGCAACAAATATACAAGACATATCATCTTCTATTTGACCTTCTAAGTACCTAGCAAACACAGCATCGTCAAAAGGTATGTCATTTAACTCACTTTCAGCATGAAAGTCTCTTGCCATTTCAAAAATACAGAGAACATCATCCCTTGCAGCGCGTCTATATATTGCTTTGCGGTTCATCATGTTTCCTTGAAAAACATAGATTTAAAATAATTTCAACGCACAAGTGACCATACGCTAGGTTTTTTAGCAGAACTTTTTGGTTTTCTGGTAAATACATCAAAGTCTTTTCTGCCATTTACAACTTGTGCAGGTTTTTGGTTTGACATTAAAGCACGACCTTCTCCTGCTCCCAACATTAAATATTGTAGTGCATCGTGTATGTGAGAGTACATATTCTTATCAGGTTTATCTGCATATCGTTCACCACTTACTTCCATGCGTTTGTAAGCATAGCCACCGTCAAATCCCTTTATAAGCTGAGAGCAACGTCTATCAACTAAAAACGCAGGTTTACCTTCAACCATCTTGTTAAGTTGTTGAGCCACTGACTCCAAGCGAAGATCCACAGAATTGCTTGGGGCGGGAAATGCGCGTAAACCAGCACCTCTAAGTATGTGAAAAGGGGTAGATTCGTCCGTTTGCGCCCGAAAATCCCCTGCTGGATCACCATATATATACACATCGGAAGCTTGAGAAAAACGAGTAGCGATTTCATTTCTTAATACCTCTGCAAATCTAACGATGCCCATATCAAAAGCAACTACCTCAGATTGAATTAACCACCTGTTTCTAACCTTTTGACCTATAACAGCCGCAGGAGTAAGCCCAAAGTCTATACCAATATATAAAGGCAGACCTGCTGCTACTGGTATTTCTTCTTTAGCAATGTGTGTTTCACTAGCAAACATAGGATATACTGGCTTTCCATCTTGTATAGTACCAAGCCTATTCATTACATAGACATCAATCCAAGACTTTGTTTTACCTTGTATTAAATTTGTATAATAGTTTTGAAGCATGTTCTTTTTATTTTCAGCTTCATCATTAGACTTATAGTTTTCTACTTCACCATCTTCATTGTATATTTCTTTCATGCCAGATGGTTGTGTAAAGAACTCCCAGTTATCAGGTTTGACTAACATTTTAGCCTGATCTCTAGGAATATGATCTGGTATAGGAACTTCGCCTGACATAATAGGCCACCAGTGATCTTCTTCTGGCGCGTTGGTATCTGCAATAACGCCTGTCCAACTAGGTCCACCTTCACGCATAGAAGGGAATCGTCCAACCCTCATGGTACAAGCATCAATAATACTTTTGGGTATCTCCCTTGCCTCGTTAATCCAGATGCCTGTTAGTTCGAGGGACAATAGTTTTTTAACATCTTCTGGACGGTCAAGAGCAAGGAAGATTACCTCAAGGTCTATGTCTCCTTTCTTTATGTGATGGGTATAAGGCACAGACCAAATAAATTTACCCCACTCATTTTCTGGAAACCAATCAAGCCAAGTCTTAATTGTTGTAGTTCTAAGCTGTGGGTTTGTGTTTCTTATAATAGCCCATCGACTTCTGCGTATGCCACTATCGTTTTTCTTTTGAGAAAGAGCTCGTCTAAATACTTCTACGCAACAACCAACAGACTTACCAGAACCTACAGGACCGCGAATGCCACGAAAGAACGTATCGTCTTTCATAAATTTTTTTAGGACTTCACCATCAGGTTTGTATTTAAAGTCTGTCAATTTTGTGATCCACCGCAAACTTTAGCATACGCTCGACCACATCAGGGGCAATAACATCAATAACCTTGTCAGCTTCCATGTTAGTCTGGAAGTCTTTAGGGTGATGCTGAAGGTGTACTTTCTTTACAATTCTGCGTAGTAACTCGCGGTCATGCTTAGAAATAGAATGACTAAAACTCATTCGTCCTCTAGTTCTACCCTCTTAGGCGCAGCCTTCTTCTTGGGTTTTGCATACGCTTCGTTTATATCTGGTGTAGAAGGGTCATCGCCTTTGAGTCTGCCATTGGAGCTTCTGGCTCTCTTGGGTTCTGGCCCTTCCACCAACCTGCGAGACTCGGGGGTTCTTGTCTTACCAGTATAAGTTGTTCCTGCTAGAACGTGAGTTTCGCCTGTATACAATTCACCACTAGTCAAATAAAAAGCCATTACTTATAGCTTCCTGACATAAGTGTTTTCTTTTTCTTCATTGGCTTTTTCTTTTCATCCGCAGCTTTCTTAGCCGCAGCTATTCCCTTCTTTGTATATGGGAACTTCTTTCCATTAACATTAGGCATTTCTGTATCTCCTTACCTTGTTAGCAATCTTTTTCGGTTGAGCCACAAACTGCTTACCCTTTGCCTTACCCTCTCGTTTTGCTCTGGTTGTAGCGCGATACTCAGCATCACTAAGAGCAGCGATAGCCTTAGAAGGAAGGTAGCGTTCACCAGTTTCGCTAGACTTCTTACCAGACTTAGTTCTCCACTTCTGTTTGCCCCAGTTTAATAATGATCGCTGTGTAGCTTTCACGACTTGTAGCCTCCACCTCTAGCCTTATAAGTCTTGGCAAGTAACTGAGCCTTTCGAGCAGACCATTGTCCTGCCGCAGTGCCATGAGTAGCCCTTGCCTTTATAGACTGAAATAAACTCTTACGTAATTTAGGCTTTGTGTAAACCCCTGCTTGATTAACCTTACTCATGATTTCTTATTCCTTGCTGCAAATGACCTAGCTGCTGCTACACTACCAAACCCCCACTTCTTTAATGCCAGAGCTTTTCTTGTAGGTCTACCCTTTTCATCTTTCATCGGACCCTTCATCCCTGCAAACCTAGCAGCAAAAGAAACCCTACGAGGATTTGTACCACTGCGAACAGGAGGTTTAAGATTCGCACCTTCTTTGCGTTTAAAATATTTCCTACCTGCTGCAGTCAACCCACCTGACGGACTCTTGTGTATCTTTCTCATGTTGCGTACCTTTCTAGAAAAAAATGTGAGTGTAGGACTACTGTCACTCTACATAGAGCAGTTTTTGACCCCACCCCCCTCACGTTAGGTCAATCGACACTTTAATATCCCCTGCTACCTGCACCTGCGAACGATCTATAGGCTTAAACCCTGCACGATCTAACAGATCCTTCGAGGCTTCAAGCTGCACATACTCTGACTTAGCCCCAGATGATAACTGCACAACTCTACCTAATGCTTTAGCTGCATTCATTCCAAACGCATCACTCATTGCTTCCATCAAGTACTGTCGCACATGTGCAGTTTTCATCGCCTTGTATGCTGAAACTCTACCGCTATTGCCTTGAGCGTATCCTGCCTCATGTGCAGCTTGTGTAAGGTTGCCTCCATTTGCTACAAACGCTTCTACCAATCTACGTTGTCGATCTGTTAGATCACGCTTAAAACGTGTTACTGCACCCTGTGTCATTTTATCTCCTGTATCAACCCCCCTTCTTTGTTCCCCCCTTTCTTAGCACATCAACGTAAAGGCTTGTCAACGCACAAATGACACATCTGCAGTAACTCATTCTATAAAAGCTTGGAACATACTATAAAGGGTCTAGAAGCTGCAAGTTTTCTTCCTTCCTCGTTCCAGTGGCGTCTTAGATCATAGCGTATTCCCCGTGTTCCAAGCTGCGGTCATCCTCGTCAAAGACCTTGACAACAGGGAAAAGTCATTCGCAACAACTTCCCTCTTGCACTGGCGAGAGTGCTCTTGTGATAGCTGTGTCTAGTTGCGGTTAGGTCAACTTGTGTGGGAAGAAGTTGCGAATAACAACCTGTCAGTGGACAGGTTTTCCCAGTTGTCTTGTTAAGGTCTGTGTCGAGGATGGTCCTCGCAAATGAAACAAGGAGAATACACATGACTAAGAAGCAACTTACACTCGTTGAAAGAAAACTTGCAGTTCTAGACTGGTTTCAAGGTACTCAAGATGTTATACCGAATGAACAATTTATCGAAAGCATTGCAAAAGATGAATGTTACACTTCACATAACTCACTTAACTATAAGAAAAGAATGTTAGCTGATAGGTTAGCTCAGTATGAATCTATTGCTCATGGAGAAGCAATGACGCTAGCTCAACAAGTTAACTCATCAATAACACCAATACAGCTTGATAGGCTGCAAAAAGTTATAGATAGCATCGAAGAAGAGCTAGCGTTACTTGAAACCAGACATGAGGCTGACCTCAGTGTTTATGAACAAGTAACAGGTAAGGCTTGGGAGCCAGCACCTAAAAGAACCGCACCTGCAAAAATGTCTGATGAAAGACTAGCAGCTTTGAAAGCAAAGGTGGCGTAGATAGCCACCGACAAGGGGTAGCAACAGCTGCCCCTTTTGCAACAAAGTGCGCTGAAAGTGTGCGTCCGCCATAGCGGATCGCTTCCGCGCAATGGCGCGGTGGCAACCGAAGCGGAGCGCAGGTGCAGGGGTTACTTCCCGAGGGCACTCAAGCTTTGACGCAAACATTACTGAGGAGCGAGGCGAATGAAAAAAGCATTTGATATTATGGTAGAGCTATTGAAAGCTATTATCATATTTGGTTTACTATTTTATTTTATATCAACATTAACATAAGGAGTTAACAATGTTGGACTTTACTAATCCTACTTGGGATTTCCCAGTAGAACTACAAGAAACTTTTGACCGTGATGGTAAAAAGATTGAAGGCAATCGTGTGGTTGTACGCACTGACACTGGTGAACACATGAGTCGTGGTGTTGGGGACAAGTACAAGATCATTACACACAGTGATGTAGTCAACAGCATCATGGATTCTATTGATGATGTAGCTAATACTCTTGGTACTGCATACGAAGAAAAGATACACATCATTGATGGTGGTCGTAAGCTACGAGGTGAGATTAACTTTCCTGATTGGAAGATCGAACCAGTAGTAGATGACATATGTACATTTCGTATTCAGTTTTACAATTCATACGATACCAGTTGGGCATTTCAACATATGGCTGAAGCATTCAGACTGTGGTGTAAGAATGGTTGTACTACACCTAATACTGTAGCTAAGACTTGGGCAAAGCATACGACTAACGTATCTGTTACAGCATCATCAGCTAAAATCTTAGCAGGTTTTGAAGCGTTCAAACAATCAGATACTTTATTCAAATCATATGTTGATAACAGAATAAGTTATGAAACAGCAGAAATGTTTATCAATGATATGCTTTGCAAAGTAAAACAGCGTGGCAGTTTAGGTAATCCACATTTCAATATGCGTAGACGCGAAGAACTCTTACGCATGTGGGATGAAAACCGCGCCCACATTGGTAACAATCAGTGGGCATTATATAATACATTGACTGAATGGGCTACACATACGGATCACTTGGGTAGTCCAGAGAATGCTCGTCGGTTACGTGAGAATGAGATTGCCAAAGCAATGAATTCAGACAGGTGGTACGCATTATGATTACAGTTCAAGTTCAAAACATTGAGTCATTATTACAATGGCTCAAGACATGCCCACATGATTACGCAATATCATCAATGCAAGGTGGTTTTGTTCATGTAAAATTTTTTATTTCTATGGAGGAATTAACAAATGTCTCAAAGCAAGATGCAATTCAAACCACATCAATTGAGGTTCATAGCTGAAAAGATATGCCCTCATGTTCACTGGCCTACAGGTATCCAAGAGATCGGCACACTTTTAATGCAGGAGTGTGACGATATTAACATAGTTGAGTTTATGAATGAAGCTAATGAGGCTTGGGAAAAGAACTATCAATCAAAGCAAGAGGAGATAGACGATTGGGTAGAGTAAAACAAATGTTAATCGACATGGAATCTGTTGAATGTAGTAAATGTAAAGGGGATGGTGACATAGAAAAAGTAGTTTGGCATCCCCATAACTTTGATCGTGACATTGGTTGCGAGAGTTCAACTATTGAAACGTGCGATCAATGCAATGGTGATGGAAGAATACCATGCGAGACATAGATACAATTCTTAACCAAGCATTCAAAGCATCGTTCTGGAAATACTTAGAGGAGAAACACAATGGAGTCACAGAACAAACTAATCAAAGCACATCTTGAGCAAGGCAATACAATCACTGCAATATCAGCCCTTGCAAACTTTGGTTGCTTTAGATTAGCCGCACGTATCAAGGATCTAAAAGACACTGGTATGAGTATTAAAAAACGTATGGTTACAAACAAACAGGGCAGACGATATGCAATGTATTGGTTAGATGCACATGAGACACATGCATGGAAGAAGTCTTGACTATCTAGCTGCATATGTGCATATGCTTCGGCATGTTGAAAAGTTATTGGGATCAAATCCTAGAAAAACATCGTTACGTAGACATGCCGTTGCATAAAGTTTTTATTGTAGCAAAGATACCTACGTCTACTTACTACCGAACAGTCAATGGGCGTAGTGAAATAAGCTATGAAACTGCAAAGAAAGTTTATCAAACATTAGATAGATTATCTAAACGGTGGCCTACAGGTTTGGTTACACCAAAGAAAATCAATGGCGCAGTTTCAAAACTACACAAAAGCAACAGAAGTAACTGAAAGTTACACAGATCTTGTTGATGCTCTGATAGCTAGACGCAAACATCTGGGCTTGTCACAAGAAAGGCTTGCAATGGAGATTGGCTGCACCTTATCTTTAATCCACAAATGGGAGCAATACAAACGTGTGCCGTCTGGTTTCATGTTAACGTGTTGGTTAGATGCACTTGGCGCGAAGATCAAAGTCTGTTCGTACGAAGATTAA